TGGAGTACAATGTATCGTTCCATTAGATAAGTTTACAATTCAGAATGGAGCAACATGTGTTCTGCCTGGTTCATATAGAGATAAGTTTTATTATAAAGATATAGAAGAGAACCAAGAAGAATATAATAATCTATTAACGACACAAGGTTTTCAATTTGTTTCAAATCCTGGTGATGCGTTAATGTATAATTCGAGAACATTACATAGTACGATGCCCAATAACAGTAATGAATTTAGAAGTGCGTTATTAATAAATGCTCTTTCAGTAGAGATAATAGATTACATTAGAGAAGTAGATATGAATACCAAAACAGCAAGATTTGATAATAAAACCCATAAAACTTGACAAAAATGTATATGTGCTGTATAGTATTCTTAAATGTTGATATATAAAAGTAAATGATGAGGGCAATGTGACTATAAAAACAATGAGAAAAAAGAAAAAAGCAAAATCATCTGGATACTCTGACGAATCATTCATCGGTTTGGAGCCTGATTGGAAAGGTTCAGAAAAATGGACCGCTGAAGAATATTACAGAGAACGTGCCAGAACACCATATTATTATAGTTACTATTTTAAATCTAAAGATTATATTCCTTGGGTTGTTGATTGGATGAAAGCCAATGACTACACTAAAGAAGATATCAAGTCATATAAGGCTGCCGAAGACTGGAGAACTAAAAGTACTCTTGCAGGATATGTAAGAGCATTGTCCAGGGGTATGCCAGAAAACCATGAAGGTATTCCAGCCTACTTTGAAACAATGGAGGGCATAGCATCAACATCTATGCAAGATGCTTCTGATTCTGTTAGAAAAGAACTAGAGGTTATTATATCAGTGGGTAGCAAAATTAAGGCGGAGAAAAAAGAAGAGCAAAAAATTGTTTCTACTAAGTATAAGCCCACAATTCAACAACTTTTATTTAATAAGTCTTTAGAAATGTCTGATGAAATTGATGAATTTATTGAAGAGTTTGATGGTTCAGCGTCAATGTTGACAAAATTTGACCCACAGAGAATGCTATTGATTGTTGGTGCTAAACCAAATCACGCCAAGGTAATCGCATCATTATATCAACCGACATTTGATGATTTCTCTGAACTTATAAATCCTCCTAGTACTAAAGGTATGACAGAGTTTGAGAAAGATATGCACGAACAACTTAAAGAAGGTTATTCACATCTATCTAAAAGTGTCATAAAGAACCAATTTAAGATGTACAAGACTATTATGGATGCTTGTGACAATATCGTATTAAAAGGCAAAGTGACAAGAAAGCCTCGTAAGAAGAAGATAATAAGTGCCGAAAAGCAAGTTAAGAACTTCAAGTATCTTGACCATCATCCAGAGACAAAATCAATTAGTGTCAATCCAGCAGACTTGATAGGGGCAAATGCCGCTATCGTATACAACTCTAAGACACGAAAACTAGGAATTTACCACGCTCAGAATATTGACCCTATGAGACTAAAAAGAGACGGGTCTGGTCTAAGTGTAAAAGGAACAACTATTCAAGGTTTTGACCCAACCACAAGCGTCCAGAAGACATTGCGTAAGCCAATTGAACAGTTACCAACGTTTAAGAAAGTAGCAAAACGTTCATTACAGAAACAATTTGATGCTATTAATAGTGTTGAGATTAAAATGAACGGAAGATTTAATGACCATAGTCTGATTATAAAAGTTTTTTGATAAATACTGTTATAAGTAGTTTATTATAAACGTATTTGAGGGTCAAGCATGGCAAAACAACGCAATAAGATAAAAAATGATGTAATTAAGCAGATTAGACTGTTACTTGGTGATGGTATGGTTGACATCGAACTAGACCCAGAACACTATGACCTTGCAATTGATATTTCAGTAGATAAAATACGACAACGTTCAGAAAATGCTGTAGAAGAAGATTTTTACACTATTGAACTAAAGAAAGATGTTGATGAATACAGACTTCCTAAAGAAATAACAGAAGTTAAAAAGATACATCATCGTTCATTCGGTCATGGCATATCTGCTGGTGTTGATATGGACCCATTTGAATTAGCATATGCGAATTCATATTTCTTTATGAACAATCACGTTGGTGGAATATCAACATACGAATTATTTGCTCAGTACCGTGAAACTCTAAACAGAGTTGCGGCACAGGATATCCAATTTATTTGGAATCCACTAACCCACAAAATTAAACTTTTAAGAAAAATGAGAGCAGACGAAATGGTATTGCTCCATGTTTACTTAGAACGTTCAGAAGACCAATTACTAACTGACCCATATTTAAAATCATGGATGAGAGATTACTCACTAGCATATTGTAAGAAAATGATTGGCGAGGCTCGTTCAAAATTCTCTGCTCTTCCAGGCGCACAGGGTGGTGTTACTTTGAATGGCGATGCCTTGAAAGCAGATGCCGCAGTAGATATAGAGAAATTAGAAACTGAATTGAAACTATATATCGATGGTTCTGCACCGTTAGGTGTTATGATTGGCTAAGTGGTTATTATAAAAAGCCCTTGCGTTAGTGTCTGTAAATACAATAAACTAAATTTCTGTGTTGGCTGTAAACGCCATATGAACGAAATATTCGATTGGCTTGATTATACTGATGATATGAAAGAAGCCATAATGAAAGATTTAAAAACCCGAGATATAAACTCAGAAAACGGTTGACATTCAGTCTATTTGATTGTATAATAATATTATCGAAACTGAAAAAGAAATCAAATGATAATAGGTATCACAGGACTAATAGGCTCTGGCAAAGGCACAGTAGCAGATATTCTAGTCGAAGAACACAATTTTATTAAGTTAAGTTTCGCAGACAAACTCAAAGATGGAGTTGCAACTGTATTCGGTTGGGACCGTGCTATGTTAGAAGGCGATACTGTAGAGAGCAGAGAGTGGCGTGAAACTGTTGACCAATTTTGGACTAACGAAACTGGCAGAGAAATCACACCTAGATTAGTTCTACAAGAATTCGGTACTGACTGTATGCGTAATGGTTTCTATGATGGTATTTGGGTTAGCCTAGTCAAACAAGAAATCATCAATAATCCTGATAATAAGTATATCGTTCCTGATGTGCGATTTGCAAATGAAATAAAAATTATACAATCTTTAAATGGAAAAGTTTGGAATGTTAGGCGTGGCGAACTACCATCTTGGTGGGGATATGCGATACAAGATAACGAACATTCCGACTCAACATTAATGAATGACTACCATCCCGAAGTTCATCAAAGCGAATGGCGATGGATAGGCAAAGATAATCAGTTTAACTTGATACTTCAAAATGACGATACTATAGAGTCCTTATATAGTAAAGTTTCAACAGGGTTGTCTACGTAGTTAACCCCAAAAACAGTGTTTTTTCATGGTTTTGACTAAATACATGTAGCGAAATACATTATTATAGACAATCAAACAGGAGAAAATACTATGGCTACATTAGTATCACCAGGAGTTGCTGTAACCGTAAGTGACGAATCACAATACGCGGCGGCTACACAAGGCACTCTACCATTATTAGTTATTGCGACAGCAAGTAACAAAGCAGATGCCTCAGGAAGTGCAACAGCGGCTGGTACAAAGCCAGCAAACGCAGGAGTTGCCTACCTAGTATCATCACAGAGAGAGTTGGTCGAAACATTCGGCGAACCAAAATTTTATTCAGTTGGCGGTTCAGCAGTTCAAGGCGCTGAAACAAGTGAATATGGTCTACTAGCGGCATATCAATATCTAGGAGTTTCAAATAACGCATATGTTATTCGTGCAGATGTTGACTTATCAGAACTAGAAGCATCAACTACATCACCAGCAGGCGTTATTACTAACGGTACATACTGGCATGACACTTCAAAAACAAAATTCGGACTATTCAAACATAACGGAACAGACTGGGCAACACAAACACTTCATGTTTTAACTGACACACCAGGAACAGGAAACGTAGAGACAATCTCAGGCAGTCATGCGGCTCCTTCGAATTCGTTTGGTCAAGCAGGCGATTTCGCAGTTGTAACATCTACTGCAAGAGTTTCATACTTTGAAAAAGTTGGTTCATCATGGGTTTTAGCAGGTAACGGCGGAAGTGATTTTCAATTCTCTACATTTGCCCCAACTAAACAATCAGATACAACTACAAACTCAGGCGCAGGCGACATTTATGTTCGTTTAGCGACAGCAGGTTCTGGCTTAGATGTAGATATGAAAGTTTATAATTCTACATCAGGCTTATTTACAACAGTTCAGGCTCCAACATATGCTTCAGATGATTTAGCATCAGCAGATTTGGCATCTCTAGGAGATGTTTATGCGAAGTATTCTGTAACAGATGGCTTTGGTTATTTCAATCTAAGACGCCATACAGGTGCAACAACGTCAGTTCTTACTACTGGTGTTCTTCCAAGCACATCGTCAATCACTGGCGCTATCATAGTAGAAGGTGTGACAAAAACATTTAGTGCTAAAGACATAGATGAAGTTGTTACAGAAATGCAGGCAGATGCGACATTAAATACAGCAAATGTTAAAGTTGAAAAGTTCGGTTCAAACAAAATTCGTTTTACTAAGACAGATGGCAAAGAGTTAAACATCTCTGCTTCAACATCAGACTTTGCTAAATTTGGTTTAGCAGATGATACAGTATCAGCATCAGTTTGGGAAGAATTGTCTTACCAAGCAAGTTCAACACAGATTACAGGTACAATAGCAGAGGGTACATATTGGTATAGTGCTGACCTTAACGTAGAAATTCTAAAAAATACAAATGTTAGTGGAAACATGACATGGGTAAAGAATGCGTGGTCAGAAGATACAAATGGCGCCGCGCCAAGCGAACTACAATTAGTTTCAGGTGCTCCAGCATATCGTAAAGACGGAACATCGGCTCTAGTAGCAGGTGATATTTGGGTAGACGGTGACTCAGTTCCTTATCCTACAGTATATCGCCACTCAGGCTCAGCGTGGGTCAAATTAGACAACGCAGACCAATCATCTACTAATGGACTAGTGTTCAGTCACTATTCACACGATGCGCCTTATGATGCAAACGATGTAGCAACAAGCAGAACAGCACATGCCTCTACAGCGAATCCAGATTTATATCCAGAAGACATTCTGATGATTAACATGGACTACTCTACTTACAACGTTAAGAAATATACTGGCGGTAAGTGGGAATGGGCTTCAGGTGTTAACGCAGATGGTTCAGGTAAATTCGGACCAGATGCTCAAAGAGCCATAGTTGTAAAAGCAATGCAAGAATCTATATCTTCAAATACTGGAATTCGTTCAGAATCAGTATACTTCAATCTAATCGCGGCTCCAGGATACTTCGAGTTGATGGACGAAATGATTACATTGAACAAAGATAAAAAAGAAATCGCATTCGTAATTGGTGACTGTCCAATGACATTGAAATCAGATTCAACATCAATGAAAGCATGGTCAGATGCAAATGTTCCAGCAGAAACATACGCGGCAATTTATTATCCACACGGCTTGTCAAGTGACTTGTCAGGTAATGATGTAGTTATACCTTCATCAGCAATTGCTCTAAGAACAATCGCATTCTCAGACCAGGTATCATATCCATGGTTTGCTCCAGCGGGTCTTACTCGTGGTGTAGTTTCTAACGCAACACAAGTTGGTTATGTAAACGCAGAAGATGAGTTTGTTAAAGTTCAATTGAGTGAAGGCCAACGTGATGTTCTTTACACAGCACGAATGAACCCAATCGCAGATTTCCCAGCACAAGGAATGGCAGTGTTCGGTCAGAAGACAACACAAGCAACTTCAAGTGCGTTGGATAGAATCAATGTTGCTCGTTTAACAAATCATATGCGTCACAACTTAGACCAGTTATCTCGTTCATTCTTATTCGAACAAAACGATAAGATTACAAGAGACAACATGAGAGATGCAGTTGAAAGATTCTGTGGTAACCTTGTTACACAAAGAGGTTTATATGACTTCTTAGTAGTGTGTGACGAGTCAAACAACACACCAGCAAGAATTGACAGAAACGAATTATGGGTAGATGTTGCAATTCAACCAGCGAAATCTGTTGAATTTATTTACATCCCACTACGCATTCGTAACACTGGCGAATCATTAGCATAATATAGACTAGAAGGTTTAGTTTAAAACCCCTCCTCAGTGAGGGGTTTTTTATGGGCAACTATATGCTAACTGATAAATACAGTTATGCGTATTAATGAAGTCATATTACACGAAGAAAAACTAGACGTAAAGTCAGTTATAAATTCGTCTATCAAAAAGTTAGATAAAGTCTTTAAGAGCAACAAATACGAACTAAGAATAGTTGGTGGTGCTGTTCGAGACCTTGCTTTGGGTAAAACACCTAAAGATATTGACTTGGCAACTGACGCCACACCAGACGAAATGATGACAATACTTGATAAAGCAGATATTAGACATATACCTTCTGGTTTAGAACACGGTACTATCACAGCAATCCTAGATAATGAACCATTTGAAATCACAACATTAAGAGCAGACAAAGAAACAGATGGCAGACATGCTGAAGTTGAGTTTGTTAAGAGTTGGGAAGAAGATGCTAAACGCAGAGACTTAACATATAATGCTATGAGCATGGATATGGAAGGCAATGTATTTGATTACTTTGATGGCATGGACGATTTACAAGATAAAGTCAGTAAGTTTGTTGGCGACCCAGAAGAAAGAATTACAGAAGATTACTTACGTATACTACGTTACTTCCGTTTTCAAGGTAGACTATCAACACCAAGTTGGAACGAAGATACATTAAAAGCAATCAGTTCAAACGCAAAAGGTTTACAGAATATAAGTTCTGAACGTATATGGCAAGAAATGAGTAAAGTTCTTGCAGGTAATAATGTTGCTAACGTTTTAACTCATATGACTAAATCAGGTGTCAGTAAAGTTATAGGATTATCAACAAACGACTTGAACAAAGTAAAAGATAAAGGCAATCCTATTATAGCATTAGCACAAATGGGTAACACAACAGATATAGTAAAACGTTGGAGATTAAGTAACAACGAATCGGCTCTGTTAGACTTTTTAGTTAAGAATAAAAATAATTCTCTTGACCAAAAGAAAGTAGAAGATATGATTGCCGATGGAGTCAGTAAAGATTTAATTTCAGCACTGGTAACTTTACAAGGCAAAGATTTAAATGTTGATGCTAAAGTACCAGATTTTCCTGTAACAGGAGCAGATTTAATTGCAAAAGGTATGAATCCAGGACCAGAAATGGGTGCAAAACTTGGACAACTCAAGCAACAATGGAAGCAAAGTAACTTTACTGCTACAAAAGATGACTTGTTAAAAGAGAATTCAGACTTAGGCACACAAAGAGGTAGATTAGAATACTATCTAAAGAAACCAGTTGAAGATGGAATGTTAGTTCATTTATCGGGTTTAGGAAAGTTTCATAAAGGTAATGACGAATTAGCAGACATAGTACCAGAAAGAAATGGTATGTATGCTTTACATCCTGATAAATGGGAAAGTACATTTTACAGTTTAACAAATAAAGATTTCAAAAAAATAGTTCACTACAAGCCAACATTAATAAAAGCACCATCAGATATGATTGTTGCTGATATGGCTATAGCAAACAAATTTTATAGAACCGACAATCCAGAAGAGCAAGACCAACTTGCTAAAGAATACAAAGACAGCATAGGTAAAGATGTTTCTAGTATGAAAATGCCAGAAGTTATTATATCTACATCAGTAAATGAAGATGAAGAATTCGTTACACTTAGAAAGGGTGATAAAATGGTAAAAGTTCCTAAAAATAGAGTAGAATTTTATCTTGGTCACCATTATAAAATTGTAGAAGGAATAACTGAAGCAGTTCATCAGTTTATGACAGGACATGATGTTACTTTTGGTGGTAAAAAATATGATAAAATAGAAATTGAAGTAACTGGAGTTGATAATGCTAATAAAAAATATAACATTATGATACTTGCTCCAAAAGAATTATTTGGTAAAACAGTTGCAGTTAGTTCTAAATATATGAATAGAGGACCGTGGACTAAGACAAAAACAGAAGATGCATTTAAGTAAAAAAACTATGGAACTATTACTTGTTAATTACAAGAACATACACAGTGCTATGTTAAAAGACTGTGCTGATAAACAAAAGTTCACTAAGTTGATTGCTGATTTAGAAAAAGATTTAGAGGAGTTAGAAGATGCAAGTTTATAAAGAAACAATCTGGCATTTCACTTGTCAATCATGTAATGGATTTTGGTCAGTAGCGGCATCAGACAAATGGGTTCCAACAGAATTGTTCTGTACACATTGTGGCTCAAAACGAACACATAATCCAGAGAAAATTGAATGGGTTGATGATAATGATTATCAACCAGAAGATAAAAGTCATATTAGATTTGGAACATCATCTTATACGAGAGCAAGTGAAGCCACTTATACTAGTTTTCAAAAAGATGTATGCTCATGTGGACATAAAAAGATAGATTGTGACTGCAAAGCAGGATGTAAATGTGGGTGTAATAAGAGATTTTTAGGTTCATATTAACTAACGACTTAATTTTTAGAAAAATAGATAAATACTAGTGTTAAAACCATAATCAAACACTAATTATAGGAGATAGAGAAAATGGCAAGAACATTAAACAATTTTGGTGTACCAACAGACTCTGGTGATGCAGTCGGAACTGGTATATTACAACCAAAACTTAACTATAGATTCCGTGTAGTAGTTGCTGGTTTTGGTGGTATTGGTACAAGTTCACAAGAATTTACAAGACAGGTTATGAATGTATCCCGTCCAAAGGTATCACATGAGTCAATTCCATTAGATTCATACAACTCACGTATGTATGTTATGGGTAAGCACACTTGGGAACCAATCACAATTACATTGCGTGACGATATCGCAAACAATCTAACTAAACTAGTCGGCAAGCAAGTACAGTCACAGTTAGACCACAGAAATCAAAAAGGTCCTTCAGCAGGTACTAACTATAAGTTTTCAACATTGATTGAAATCTTAGATGGTAACTCTGGTGACGCAACTGAGACATGGCAATTAGAAGGCTGTTTCATTACGAATGCAGACTACTCACAAACTGATTACGCAGTTTCAGACCCAGTCACAATTACAGTAACTCTTCAATATGACAATGCTATATTGAATGATGACTTAATGCCTTCAATGGATTTTGATTCTAATTCTTCAGCGGCTGGTTAATAACTTAATCAGAAGGAGCAAACGCTATGTCGTTTGAAAGAAAAAGTAAGGGAAATACGGCCAGACGAGTTCTGGCCGATAGTTCTAACGCAAAACATAGGTTTGGATTTGGAGGAGACCCAAGTTCTTTAATAGGCGATAACGCTCCCAAACTTTCAGATTTATGGTTCATAGAAGTCAAGACGGTTTCTGATAATAGCCAAAACAATCTTCAGGATATTTCAGTACTAGCAAAGTCAGTATCACCTATCTCAATACAAACATCTAGTTTTCCTGTTGACCAATATGGTAAAAGGATATACGTACCTACTCGTGTAGATTTTCCAGAAGTATCACTTACAATGTATGATGATATTAGTGGTAAGATGTTTGATTTTGTTGCAGATATATATGGAAAGTTCTTCGATAACAATGTTATGGGAGATGTAACGGGTGCAAATGCTGAATATGTTTTAACAGGAGTTGGCAATCATGGTAGAAGACTACCAGGTCAAGAACACGAGTATTATCATCAACATTTTGAAAAGTTAACAATATATCACTTTTTTGGCAATCTTGATAAAGTTGAAGGCAATCCTCATCTCAGAGATAATAACACAGGCACAGGAACTCTTCAAAAAATTGAATTAATCAATCCATTAGTTACAGGTATTACATTTTCTGGCAGTGATTATAGCACTACTGAGTTAAGAACCGTAGATTTACAACTTCAACCTGAAAATGTGATTATAGGAAAACCGACAGATGTTGCATTTCCAGACTGGATGACATTGGGTATGGATTATATGATGGACGCCTTATCACCTATTCATCTTAGACACAAACATGATACTTATCCTACAGAATTTAAAGATAAGATGTTTGATATTGCTCCTAAGACAGACGAAGAACTAAAGAAACAAGAGTTAAAGAAAGAAGAGCAAGAAGACAGAGATACAGAACGCAAACTCAATGAGTTGATGCAATTGTATAATGCTCAAATTCAAAACCCTAATGAACAAGGCAATGAAGCATTAGCGGCAGCCTTAAAAAGTAGAATTGGTGTTCTAAATGCCGCAAGAGCGAAAAGATTTTATACTGGTGACCAGAAAAAGTATGTAGACAAATTTAATACAAGAGATGAGTCTACGTATTCAGCAACATATTTAAATCCAGATGTCCCTACATTTGGGGGAGTAGGCGATAGCAACCCACCCAAAAACCAATATCCAAATCAAATACTAGATATGACTAATAATTTGTCAGACGCAATGGTACAAGAGTTAGTAAGTTCAACATTTGGTAATCGTAGTTTTAATACAAACAATGTTTTTGACCTTAAAAGTCAATTGGCAGGTATTGCACAAAATATAAATTCATCGATGACAAGTCATCTGACAGTAGATGGAGCAACAGCGTTAAATTCCGCAGTACAAGCCAACAGTGGTGCTTTCGCAACAGTAACACAAGCATTTAAAGAAAGAACAAATGAAAATTCTACTACATATTATACTGGTGAACAAGATGGCGTGAGCAAAATTATAAAGACACGGGTAATTAAAAAATGAAACTAGATATATTAACAGCAAAATTATTAAAAAAGGGCTTCTCACAAGAAAAAGCAGAAGCATATGCTGTAGAAATCACAAATATAGCAAAGATATATGGTGTGAACTCATATGATTTCATAGACGAACTTTCAGAAGAATCTGACTTCAACGAATTAGGTGCATTCATCTTTAATAATGCTTTGCGATTTGGTTACAAGACGGGCAAACTTGCTCCTCGTTCACCAAACACTTATGTCGCAAGGGCAATTATTAAATAATGGCAAAATTTCACAAAGGACACTACACAGTAATAAACGAAGAAAAATACTCAGGAAACGGAACACCCGTTTTCAGAAGTAGTTGGGAACAAACGTTTATGCAATTCTGTGATAACAATCCAAATGTTATGGCATGGGCAAGTGAACCGGTCAGAATAACATACAAACATCCTTTAACTGGCAAACTAACATCATATGTTCCTGACTTTATAGTTGTATACAGAGACACAAATGGTAAAAAGAACGCAGAGTTAATTGAAATCAAACCAGCAAATCAATCAAATCCAAAATTTGCTCGTGGCAGGGCACAACAGGCACAAGTAGCAATAAATTATGCTAAGTGGGATGCCGCCACACATTGGGCAAAAAAACGAGGCATGAAGTTTAGAGTTCTTAATGAGGGCGATATATATGCTAATACTAAGAAACCTAAAGCAGTCAAAAAACCTAAGAAACCAATTAAACCAAGATAACACACCTTAGGACCGATATAAGTTACTTATATCTAAGGTGAGGATGCCGTTATCCATTAGTTGTATCGCTACTATGACTACAAAAAACGGCAACTTTATTTTTGATAAATACGAATATAATTAATTAAGAGTGTGTATTATGACAAAGAAACTAGAAGAAACATTCAATATAAGTCCAGCAGAAGAAGAATCTGTTGAAGAAGTAGAAGAAGAAACTCCTACAATTGAAGAATCTACAGAATTAACTAATATTCTCTATTCAGAGTTAAAAACTACTGAAAAGATTGACAGTGCATTGCCACTTGTACAAGACCTTAATCAACATGATAAGGAGATGGATGATATTCATCAAAAGGCATTAGATGCATTTAACGATTTAGTTCAACTAGGAATGAATGTAGAAGTACATGCGGGTGCTAAGTTACTAGAAACAGCAAATCAGATGCTAAAAACGGCTATGGAAGCAAAAGATAGTAAAGTTGATAGAAAACTGAAGATGATTAATCTTCAATTACAAAAAGCCAAGTTGGACCATAACGTTAAGAAGTCATTACCAGAGGGTTCAGAACTAGAAAGTGACGGAGCAATCACAATTGACCGAAATGAACTATTAAAACGCATTGACAATGCCCAAAAAGACATTAAAAATGATAAATAAGAATAGAACAATTATACTTTAAAACATATTTGGAAAGCGTTATGAAAACATTTAAACAATATTTAACAGAGTCCACTAAAGAACACAAATTTACATTAAGATTCTGTTGCGACTTAGATGAAGCAGGTGCAAATCGTATTGAGACATTCTTGTCAAAATATGACCTTAAGTCGATGTCAAAAACATCTACTACACCAATCACTAAGAACCCAATGTTTTTCAAAGACGTAGAGAATTCAAAAGTCTCAAAAGTCGATATAGCAACTGGCTATCCATTATCAGCAGACATTTTAAGACAACAACTAAGTGATTTACTTGGTATGCATCTTACACACGTTGCTGTTCATCCTGAAGGATGGGAACCAGAAGAAGAGGTTGTTGACGAAGATAAAGAGGCATTATTGGCATCAGATTATGATGAAACATCAGACGATGGCAAGACATATGGTAAAACTTTTGTAGATAAGTTTTTAAATGATTTAGAGAAAAAAGAGCATGATGTTGTAGAGAACGAATTAAGTGTAACACCTGCAACTGACCCTGCGCCAGAGCAAATGTCGAAAGATGAGAAATCTACTCCATCTGTCATAACAGGAGACGAAAATGACTAAGAAATATACCTTAACAACATCAGAGGAAACTGTTACAGAAAATCCAGAAGATATCATCAGATTAATGAAACTAGCAGGTCTTTCTAATGCACAAGCAGTTGCTGAAGAAGAAGTAAACGAAGAAGTTTATGAGCCTACTGAAGCAAATGACGAATTGGACTTAGATGATTACTCTAAGAAATCTCCAGAAAGCATTTCTAAACAGAAGAAAAGTTTAGACAAAGCACCTTCAAAAGGTGACAATCCATTAGAATATTCATTAGACGAAAACGAAATCTATGAAGCGATGATGAAAGAGTTCAACGAAATCGAAGAAGGTAAACTTCCACCTGGATTACAAGCATATCAGGATAAGAAGAATGGCAAAAAAGATGAAGCAGTTGAAGAAACAGTTGAAGAAACAGTTGAAGAAACAGATGAGCCAATTGAAGAATCAAAAGTTTATAAAATCCGTGATAAATCACGTGGACATGGCGTAGCAGATGAAACATATAAATCACGTGAAGAAGCAAAGTATGCCGCAGTAATGAAAGGTGCGTCATCAGGTAGCGAATGGGAAGTTATTGAAGAATCAAAGCCAGACTTTTTA